AAATCTATTTCGTATCTATATAAATCTAAATCCCCTGTATTAAATTCTTGAATATCTGATGTAAGTCTAACTGTAAATTGTACTCCGTCATAAGTAACACTTTCGGTATCAGTTAAAGCACTTCGCAGTGGTGGTTCTATTGTTATTGTAGCATCATTAGAACTATCGCCTGTTGCATCTTCAACAACCATATAGACCTTTGAATGCCCACCAAACTTTATAAAGTCCCCTGCCTTTAGTGTGCCTGTTATTCCTGTTATATCAATGGTGGTATCACCTGCTGAATGGCTACCACTAACAGTTACTGTTCCAGACACATCACCTTTGGCATTCTTTAAATCTGGTAAAGCAATTTGGAATGTTTCTTTTTGACTTCTTTGTTTCATTACAAATGCAAGAACAGGTGCAAATTCACTTCTATTCATTGGTGGATAAGATGCTGAAAATTTAAATCTTTGTCCATCAACTTGGATTGCAAACATCTTTCCACTGTCAGTAGTAGATGTAATTGTTTTTTGTTCGCTACCAAATCCGATAGATGCAAATTCTGGTGTTGTTGGATATGTACCTGCCATTAGACTAGTGCCTCTTTTCCTTGTCTATTTAGTGCATCATTAATAACATTAATTATAGTGCTACGTCTATTTGTAAGTAATTCATCAACACCTTGAGCATCAACAGTATTAATAGTGAAGTTAATATTGGTTGTTCCACCTATTCCTTTTAAATCTTCATTAGGTACGACTGTTCCAGATGATTTAGGAATAAATAATTCAGCACCTCTTTCACCCACAATTGAAGGTCTATTAACAGGTGGCGTTCCACCATTAGCAAAACCTAAAACTTTTCCAATACTTCCTATAATTCCACCACCAGAGGCAATACCACTTCCAACTTGGAATGCCTTTTGTAATGCTAATGCTACTCTTTGTCTGATAATTATTCTTAATAAGTCAGCTAATAAACTTCTGGCAAAATCTTTAAATGATGCTTTTCCTGTCATTAAGGCATCAGTTAAGGTATCAGCAAATCCGTCAAATGCTTTAGAACCTAATTTTTGAAAATCATCAGTTGTATTTATTGCTTTAGCCATAGCGTCTTGAAAACCTTTATCAAAATTTTTCAATGCTTCTTTTAATGCTTTTAAATTATCTTCTATTTCTTCAAATCCAATATTTAATTCTCTAAAAGGTACTTCGTTTAATGAATCATTAACTTCATCAATTAGATAACCAATATTTTCAAATTCTAAAGATGTTGGGTCAAGGGTACTTCTTAATTTTTCTAATTCTCTTTTTAATTGAGATGCTTCATTTTGTAATTTGTCAAAATTAGGGTCGCCACTATCTTTAAGTGTTTGAAGTTGATTTGATAAAAGTTCTACTTCTACTGCTAAATCTTCAATGGTTTTTGGTTTTTCAAACATCTTTAAAAATTCATCAAGTTTGCCAGTTGCTTCTGCAATTAAAAATCCTGCACCTGCTAATAATCCTAGAAAACTTGTAAACGATTTTCTGTTAAGAGAAATCATAGCAACAGATGCTCTGCCTATACTTACAGCTAAACCTAAAAATGCTTTTGATAAACCATAGACAGCAACTGCCATTCCTAGTCTTTTAAATGTTTCAAAATTATCATTTACAAACCTAACACCATCAGCAAGTGTAGTAATTGCTGTTGCTAAAGTTTTTCCAACTGCTTCTGCTAAAACCCCTATTTGTTCTTCATTTTCTGCAAAAAATTTATCTAAAGATTCAAATTCACCTTTTAATTCATCAAAAAATTCTTGTGATACTCTTTTTTGAAAAGAGAAATATTTATCCCCTATCATTGATAAAGTACCTTCTAAGGTTTGTGCTAAATCTGTTGTGGCAGTTGCAAATTTTCCATCACCTGCAAACAATTCTTCAAATCTTTTTGCTGTTTCTTCTGCTGTGACTATTGCACCTGCTTTAAAACCTAATAAAGCACGAACACCTCTTTCTCTAAAGATGTCAGCAGATGCGATACCACCAGAAAATGACCTTTGAATTTGGGTTGCAGTAGTTTCAAAATCTAACCCTGTGACAGATGCCACATTACCAGTGATTTCTAATATTCTATTAAGGTCATCAGCGTCTTTAGAAACAACTGCTAAGTTACCAGATGCTCTTGATATTTGTGCTAATGAGAATGGTACTTTAGATGCAAATTTAGTTAAATTATTAAGTGCAGTAGCACCTTCTTCTACTGAACCAAATAAGAATTTAAAACGTATTTGTAAACTTTCTGCCTGTTTACCAACATCAACAAAAGATTTTAAAATAGCACCTACACCAAGACCAATAAGTGCATTTTTAAGATTAATTACTGATTGTTTTGTTTCGTTAAGATTGCCTTGAACCTGTTTTAATGCTTGTCTTGACCTATCTTTGGCAAGAATATCAATATTTAATCTTTTGGTGGACATTATCTTCTTTTACCTTGCATCTTCTGTTTATTCAATGCTTTTTGTTGGTCATCGTGTTTTACCTCATAATAGGCAATCCACAAATTAAATTCTTCTACAGGCATAGATAATATCTCGCCTATAGTTTTATGTAATTGTTCTGCTAGGAAAAAGTGAAATCTGAAATGGTTATCAGTTTCTATTTTTTTTTTAAAGTCTGAAGGTTATCATTTGCTGTTCCTAGTATTTGACTAGCGACCCTACCAATAATATCTGGGTCAACAAACTTCTTCATCTTGATTTTACTTTCAAGGTCAAACATTTTTTCACCGTCTTTGGTTTCTGCTTTTTTGATGATAACATCAACAAGAACAGTTAAATCATTATCGTTTGAACCTTTAAATATTTCTGCTTTTTCTAGTAGCGTAAAAGGTTTGACATAAATGGCATCTTCGCCTGTCAATCCCCACTCCTCAACTTCTATAATTTTAATCTCTTGATGCTTAAAGTGATTTATAGCACCTTCAAGAAAGTCCTTTTTAGGCATCTAAATTATACAGTTGATGTGCTTACGCCACCAGAAAATTGTACGTTGATAGTTCTTGAAATAACACCATCAAGTGAAACGTTTTGAGATACACCAGTTACAATTGCTGTTCCTGTGTAATATGTATCACCACTGTCTGCACCTTCTGGATATAAGTTTAAAGTTACTTCAGCACCAACTGTTAATGCACCTTGACCTGTTGCGTCAGTTTCGTCCCAGTGGCACTCAACAGTACCAGTAGCATCGCTTCTTAATGCTTTGTAGGATTTAGATGTATCAGTTAGTGAAGTATCTTCAACTGTGTCATTTGTTTCATCAATAGTAAAACCAGTAACTTCAGCTACTGCGTTTGCACCTACTTTGACTACTCCGCTTGTTCCGACGTGTGTTGCCATTCTTCATACTCCTTTGGTTGTTCTTGTTCTTCTACTATTACCTCTTTTTTCTTTGAAGTTCTAGTAGATTTTGTTTCTATTGAAAGTTTATATCCTTTCGCTAAAAATTTGTCTAGTTCATTATCCCAAACAGTTATGCTTCCTAAACTATTTGGCATAAATAATGTTACTCGTTTAGCCATTATGCGTTACCTCTAACAAATTCATAGAATACCCTTACCACAATTCTAACACCACCCAAAGGATATAATGTACCTTCATCAGATGATACTTCTATAATTTTTGTTTCTAATGCGTTTCCGCCTCTGGTTCTATCCGTATCAAGTGTTTCTTCTACGACTTCTATAAATTCATTTCTTTTAGTATCTAAATTAATATCTGTTCCTTTAACATATCCAACAATCACATAATCAATACTACCACTACGTTTACCTGCTGAATAATCACCTAGTGCAAAATCTTCTCTTACTTCATCGCCTGTGGAAATATATAAAGCAGGAAATTGTGTATCTGCTAAATCATCTTCTGGGTCAAACTGTTGTCTGGAAATTTTTTTAAATTCAATCGGTGATGTTACTGCGTCTAATGTATTGACAATATTGACTGCTATATCTTCTCTAATGCTCATAATCCTATATCCTTAAATATCTTATCTGCAAACAACTGTCCAATCTTATCTGCTTCTGCATCGTTAATGCTAAAGAATGGTCTAACTACTTTACCTTTACCTGCACCTGCTTCATCGTGATAAAATGCTTTTTTATTTGCATCTGCCTGTCTAAAAAATAATGTTCCTTTACTCGGTGTAATCTTACTTGTTAATGAACTAAACATTCTTCCACTAAAATTTAAATCTGGATATGAAGATTGTCTGCCTTTAAATGCTCTAAATTGTGCATATCCACCTTGAAAATTTCTATAAACAGGCGTTCCTCCTTCAGTTCCTATATTAAAAAAATAAGGTTTTCTTGAATAAGGTTTAAACCTATTCCCATCTACAGAAATTCCTTTTTCTGTTCTTGTTCTGATATTTCGTATTTGGAATGCTGATACATTCGCTAATGCTCGTTTAATAGCATTAGGAAACTTTTTTTGAATATTTTTAAATTCTTTGGATAGTTGGACGCTGTTCGTCTTAACAGTGACGGAGGCAACCATTATCTAACTAGGCGTAATTTATGGATAGGTTCTTTTTCGTCAACAGTGATTGTGCTGTTGTTATCTTCATCGTATTCAATTCCATCACGTAATATGGCGTTAAATTCTTCTGCATATCTTTGTCTGTAATGGGTCATTTGTACTTGGAATGCATCAGCACCATCGCCACCCTGTG